GAAACTCCTAAGTTGCCGTTCTAGTGAGCTTCCGGCCCGAAGCCTTCTTTTGCAATCAGAGCCATATCTACCCCTGAGGCAGGAGCTTCCGCGCTGTCATCAAAACTTGCCAGCCATTCACGCACAGAGTCGCCTGTAGGAGTGCCCTTTGGCCAACGGATAAATTTTAAAACTTCTTTTTGATCAACAAAACCCATTGAGCTAAAGCCTTTCAGTACGGTGTAGCTAATAGGCGGTCCTTCGCGGTTTTTCTTACGCTCGATCCATAGTTGACCTGCGACAAATCGCTCTGACTTCATGCCTGAAATACCTGAGATTGGGGTAGGACGTATTGAAATTACTGAGATACCTGTTTGGAGAAGCATCCCACCGCAGAGTATTCCATCAGAGCCACCAATCACATTGATGCTTGGCTTTCCGATTGCGGATATACCTGGCTGCGTTGAGACAAGAAATACACAGCCTGGAAACGACAAGGCTTATGACAATGACCCAAAAGGCAATTTTACGGTTTGCGATGGAACGATGCCATCGTTTCCGGCTGCGTTGGACTTTACGCCTGGCACGCTGACTTATTCACGAGCCAAGCCGCCAGCAATAAGCCCAGAGAAAAAACCGGCTGACAAGCAACCGGCTAAGTCCCCTTCGCCAGACGTTCCTCCAGCGTCTGACATTCCAAATGTAGAGGCAGAACTGCCATGTCCGCCACCAGACGCAATACCTATAGGCGCAAAAAACAAGCAGCAGACTGCGGTTATTACTGGTTATAAGCTGATAAATGGAAAATGCGAAACACAATTCGACACGTTGGACCTACCAACAATTGTCGGCAATTATTTGCCTGGTGGTCCTGTCGTAATGACAACCGCAACGATTGCAGCAGTCGCAACTACAACAGCCATCATTGCCAAACCATTAGGCGATATTCTGCTGAAGGCGGTCAAGCCCATCGTTAAAAAGACGATCAAGAAAATTAAGGAGAAGCTGGGGAAAAAGGTTGCTGTTGAGTCGGATTGGCAACGGCGGAAGTTTCAACGGTCCTTGAAGAAGTAGGAATTGAGTGCTTGTGGGGCGGTAAGACACCTGGCGGATTAACTAAGACGACATCAGCACAGATCTTGCTATACGGCGACTTGGGATGAAACATCACACCGTCTTTCATCAGGTCAGCGCAGTTACGCAACCTAGCTATTTCGTAATTCAGGCGTTTATCAGCAAGTGCAGCATCCATCAACTCAACTTGCTTTATTGCCGCTTTGCGACAAGTGCGGATATGGCTGCGATCTAGCGGGATTGAGATCTGCGCAGTAATGCCACCGTTGACGGAAAAGTTAGTTTTCTGGCCTGTTCTCATTGGCTTATGAAACAAGACGCGGCCTGGGTTGTCAGGTCTGCCATCTGGAAGGGGATTCCCTTCTGGGTCAAACGCACCAGTTACATCAATCGTGTCGTAGACCGGTTCGTTGTAATACCTTTCATACGGATCAGACCAACCAGTGGTTGAACTAAGGAAAGGGTTGATGTGGAGCGTTGCACCTTGGCACTGAACACCGTTGATAACGGATGCAAAAGTTTTGCTCGGTACTACCTGGACAGCCTGGTTTGTGACTGAGCCACTACTGTTTGCGACTGGAGCGGCAGTGCTTGAAACCTGAGCGTTTACCGGACCAGCAAATAACAGCAACGCTGCTAAGACACGCTTCATTGGGTAAAGGTGCTGGTGGTCTCCGTAAGTGATTCGATGTCAGTTTCTCTATTTATTAGCGTGTGATTCATAAGTCCTGGTCCAGATAAAGTCTCAACTATGGAAAAAGCAGCACCCGGCTTAACGATGCTCCATGTTGGTCTAGATGCAGGATCGAGCCCAGTCCATCTGCTTGAAATACCGTTCAACGTATTGGCTGTTGTCGTCAAGCTTTGTGGAGCAAGACCTGCAGAAGACTCTATGTTTGTGCCGCTTGCTGTGTACTCATAACCCGTACGGTATTCGTAGGAGTTGATGACTTCGTTGACTTTAGAAGTTGTCCTTGTTGTACTGGAAAGTGTGCCTTGCTGAAAGTTAGGAACGATTGGTATGGCTGCCGCTGGAGCAGCCAAAAGCAACAACAGCAGTATTCTCATCGAATAGTTAGCTCCTGAATAACTTGGCCAATTGCAGTCGTACCAGCACCGCCAGCGGTAATTGTTAGCGCACCATCAGTTGCAATTGTGCCAGCCAAAGTGCCTGCTACACCGCCCGAAGTTGTAGTGTTGCTGCCAAAGATAGGCATAGCAGGTACTACGCCCGCCGTAACGGTTGTTGAAAGCACGGTTGGAACGTCATCACCTTCTATGTACGACTCTGTATATGAAAAGCTGTCACCAGCAGTAGTAATACTGTAAGCACCAGGAGTGTACCCAAGAGCAGTGCCGGAAGTAAGTGTCCCCAAAGTAGGAGCAGTACCCAAAGTGACGTTAGAGCCAGATACTGCCACTGAAGACGGTACGCGCGTTGAGATTGATCCCGCTCCATCAACAGTTAGTGAGATTGAGGACTTAATAGCGTGCGTGATGTCCGCCGAAGCAGGACTTATCGCAAAAAACGTTAGACACGATACAAAGAGAAAACGTCTCATTTTGGTTTGGACGTAGGGGTTTGTTCAGCAATTGTAGGCTCTTCTTTCTTCTTGCCATTGGCGCGTTTGATGTTGACGCCTACGGAACTCAGCGTTCCTGTCAACAAGCTGGCGGGAAAAGTTGGGTCCATGGCTTTGACGTGGCCCAGGTAATTAAGGGTCAGCATCGCAATCGACCACGTAAGAACAGCGAGTTTTACAAAATCCGCCAACGGCGTTGATTCGGATTCCTGCTCCTGTTCTTGCTTAACCTGTTCTTCTGCCATGATGAAACAACGCTATTGGTCGGATGGTGGTTGAAATTTGGGCTGCTGTTGCTGGTGCGTCAATAGGCGTAGCCGCTTCTGGACTGAAAGGTGCCAACCGTGAAGGCCAGCATGGAAGGGATTCGTTGGTACGTCTGACCTCAGCTGTGGATAATTTAGCGAGCCGTATGGATGTGCTCCATGCGGATCTAAGGGTTAGGGACCAGGAGCTATTCGCTCGAATCTCAGACCTAGAGCAGAATGTTGCCAGGCTTGAGGGTCATCAAAACCGCGTCTAGTATTGCGGCAAATACAGTGCCGTCATGGTGTTACTGCTAAAGCCAATCCTGTTTGGCTTCATCAAGTCAAAAGCCGTAAAACAGTTATTGCTGGATTGTCTGGTCAAGATCAGCGAGCAGACAGACAACCAGCTAGACGATGTGGCTTGTAAGTATGTCCGAGATCTACTGTTCCCCGAGGATCGCGTTGAGAAGTAAATGTGGGTTTGGGCTGTAGTTGTGGGCTTGTTGTCACTCCTTCCGTTTTTTCAGTTCTTCAAAAAAGGCGATCCACACCAGCTGGCTGCTATTGCAGAGCTGGAACGTGCTATCGACCAAGACCTTCTCGATGATGAAGCTGAATGGTTTTCCATGTGGAAGACAAGCGGCATCCATCAAGAGGTCTATGGCGTCCCGTATTACAACCAACTAGATAGTCCTACTGGCTACGGCTATAGGGAGTGTTTTGATGCAGCAAGCGCCATGATTGTGGCGTTCCACCGCAACGTAAAAAGCCAAGACGCTTATAGGCAAGTACGCCGTAAATACGGCGATACGACTGAGGTTCACTCCCAAGTATCTGCAATGCGATCCCTGGGTCTTGACGCTGAGTTTCGCAAAAACGTAAGAGTCGAAGATATTGAAATTGAGATTGATGCGGGCAGGCCAATTATGGTTGGCTGGCTTCATAGGGGTGATCTAACTAAAGGCAAACCAGCGGTATGCGACGGCAATGGTTGTGGGCATTGGAGCGTAATCATTGGCTATGACAAGGATGATTTCATTGCTATGGATCCAATGGGCAAGCCAGACATGGAACATGGTGGCCATGACACCACAAAATCTGGTGAGTTAATCAAGATGTCGCGTCCTGCTTTCTACCAACGTTGGTCTATTGAAGGAGAAGCAAGCGGCTGGGCAGTATTTGTGGATCGATGAACTGGGGTTATATCAGTGCGTTTTGGACGACAGTCGTGATGAACTGTGTTCAACCCGTAAATTGGCAGGCTTGTTTACCAGTGCAGGACTGGTTGTTCCCGGCTATAGGTGATTACATACGGTTCAAGACAGAGGAGCCCTATGCCTCCGAAAAACGAGCCATCCGAGCCATCAATGGAATGGATGCACATCACCCAAAGCCTTGAAGAAGAACTAACCCTGGAACGCAGCATCAGAGAAATCGAAGACTGCGAAAACATAGATGTGTTGTCACAGCTATGCGTTGCCATGGCACGTCAACAGTGGCATCAAGGAAAATTACTTAAACAGGCGGTTGGTCACATTGCTTTATTGGACGCCGTACTTTCCGGCTCAAAAGAGACTGCCTAATAGCTTTTTCAAGTGTCGTTAGCTTCGGGTTTGACTCATGCAGCGTTTCCTTGGCCCGAGCTTTTGCAGCGTCGATATTGTCTTGCGGCCTTGTGCTCCAGCTACTTGCGGAGCAAGAGTTACTTGTCATTTTCAAGTACCTCCAGTAACTCTGCATCAATAAAAAACAGAGCTTTTAAATGCCGCGAAGCGTCTAACGCCATGTTTTTATTCCGGTAACTGCAAGCATCTTCTAAAAACGGCGTAAACAAACAAACTTGTCTAGGATTTTTATAAAAAGCTGCCAAGTACAAAGGACCATGCTGGTGCGTTTTTAATATGTATCTCATATCAATCCTTTTGCTTGGAACGGCCTTCAACACGTTTACGAATAGATTGTCGCCACTCTGCTTGATCTTTAGCCATTGCTTCATTATACAAAGAAGCGGGAGTAGATCTTTTTAGTTCAGAGTAGATGGCTTCTCTTATCCAAGCTGTAGCTCTTTTGTCTTCTTTCGCTGCAGCTTCTTGAATCATTTCCGCTCGATGGGGATCTAACAAGATCTGAAAGTAAGTTTTATTGCCGTGCCGGAGGGCCATGTTGTTCAGAGTATTACAACTATACTACCATGTAATAGACGAATCGGTTTTCTTTTTCCAGGCGGTTGATTGAGCACGGCGAGCTTGAGCACGCTGGTTCGTACAGCCCGCCCGTACTTTTTTTGCTTCTTCTAAAAACATTGCAGCTCGCTGAAGATCACCTGCAGTAGCGGTGCGAATAGCCTTGTTTAAGCGTTCCATTACTATTTGCCTTCCTGTAAGCGGCATCCATAGCCTCCTGCAAATTCTTGTGATACATTACCGTGCCTTTACAAGAAGAAAACCACCCCATGTCTGTGCAGTAAACGCTGATCATCAGTGAGTTTCCTCCCAAGTTTTACCAGTAGAAACCTCTGCTAACGCTGGTATGTCACCAAGCCAGTGAGCTTCGGCCTCCTCCATTACTTGTTTTAGGGTTTTTGCCCATTCTTCGGCTGCCTCCTCCCGAACTAGAAGCAAAATTTCATCATGCACAGCAGCAGCAATCTTTACTATGTCCTCCCCAGCTTCTTTGACCAAAGGCCAGAGGTTGCCAAGAGCAAGCTTAAGGATGGCAGCGCCCGCACCTTGAACTGGTGTGTTGCACCGAATAGTCAACCTATTCATGTCTGTTAATAGCTCTCGTTTCATACCAGATACAGGTACGCGTATTTGACTTATGCAATTAGACTCTTCAGCTTCTTTAGACATATCTTTGTGCCAAGAAGCAATACCATCAAAAGCTTTAAACCAATCAGATCTAATTTTTGTAGCCTCCTCTAAAGTCATGCTCACCCCCATACCTGCAGCGTAATTTCTGAGACCGTTTGGCCCAGAACCATATAGAAGACCGAAGTTTGCTGATTTAGCTATTTGGCGCGTACACCCAATGGATTCAGCTGTAACACTATGCAGGTCTTGACCGTCTTTGAACGCTTGACTCATCTTTTCATCTTTGGCTATAGCAGCAGCCAGTTTTAATTCCATTTGACTAAAGTCAGCATCTACCAAAAGCCAACCTTCAGGAGCTTCTACGCATCCACGAAACTGTGGATCTTTAGGTATCTGTTGGTTATTGGGGTTAAAACATGTCATCCTTCCCGTTTCTGCACCCAACTGCATGTAACTGGCTCTGACAAAACCGTCAGGCTGCATTTTTTCTTGTATTGAAGTAATCATTTGGCGTCTCTTTTCAGCTTTCTTCCAATCCAAATAAACTTGAATAACAGGGTGGTGCCCCGCAAATTCACGCAAAGACTGCCTTGAAACACTATCAAGTTTGCACTTAAGTACAGCAGATAACTTTTCCTTCAACTGTTTTGGGCTATTTAAGTTAAAACCTTTGTATTTTTTAGTCCCAGCTCGCACGCTGCCTTCGTCTCTAGGGCGTAAATTAAATGTGTCATCCTCATCCCTGGGTAACTTATCTGATTTTGGAAGAGCTGCATCCAGCATCCGAACAAAGTCCTTTGCATATTCCTGTATATCATGCTCGTAATCTATTTTCTTACCATTAAGTCTTTTCCCGTTCCAAGGCAACCCTGTTCTTTGCATTTGCGCCATAGCAGGTAAAGCTAAACACTCTAGTCTGTAAGCACCAGCAAGACTAAATTCGGCTAATTCTTGTTTTAATATACTATCTAATTCGCACAAGACTTCTACATCTTTAGCTGCATAGTTAATTTGTTCATCGGTTAAATCACCAGACCAATCTGATCTTTGCTGCTCCTTATCTAGGTCAATGCTCAGGTATTTTTTAACAACACTTTTGAGGCTGTGTTTTCTGTTGGGGAGTCCGTTGGAGAGAAGACGGCTGGCCAGCATGGAGCAACCGAGGTTTGCCGGATTTGGGTGGATGTCGTATTGCTGAAGCCACCCAATATCAAACACAGCGTTATGGGCAAGCCAGAAACGGTCTCCGTTGCTGAAGAAGCGGCCCAACACGTCCCAGTCGCTTTCATTTAATTCAAAACAATCGATGACAACAATAATCTTTCTGACCTGACAGCCCAGCTGTATTAAGCGAAGTTTCCCTTGTTCAGGTTGAAGCTGGAGCGTTTCCACGTCAAAGCAAATCGACACAGCCGTGTCAATTTCTTTCAGGTGCTCGATACCTATGAGAACTTTGTAGCTCATTTGATGTCCTCGGGGCAATACAGGCCGAAATTAAGCCAGTCCGATTCCGTGATCATTTCACCGGTTTCAGGGCATGGAGCGTACCAACCACCTTCATCTAGTTCCCAACCGGCGGCAACACGGATGTCGTAAATACGGTCTTCTTCTGCGATAGCAGCCTCAACCTTGTCCAAATGGTCATACCAAGTAGGACAGGTTTCCAGCATACGGAGATCTTCTTGTGCCCTGTAGAGGGCTGCTGAGTCAGACATGTGTGGTGTCAAGCAACTCTGGCAGTGTAGCACACTACTTCGTGACTATGTGTTCCAAGAATGGAAAATGATCTAAATCGTAAAAACTCATAACAGCCACATCAATACCGAAGTTCAAAGCAGCTGTAACCTGGCATTGAAATTCTGTGTGACCATCTGCGTCATCCCGGTACGTCACTTGTTCCACAGCTAAAACTCTGTTTTCAGGGTCATAGCTTGTATAACGCGCAAGAGCTAACCTTTCGTATGTAATGCAGTCTGCTGTCATTAGCGTTTTGCAATAGGTAAACTGAACATTGTCTCTCACGCTGGGGTACCGCCTGATAGGACCATGACGTTGTTTAAAACACCAGCGTGCAACACAGTTAAGAAGCCAATTCATTAAAAACAATGGCAACAACATTTTCTAGTTGTCTCTTGTCAATACCGCTGCCTGTTCTGCGCCTGACTAAGCTCACTAAATTGTGAAAATCTTTAGGCCCGTAATTTCCTACACTTTTGTTGTTTGTAGGCACAAGCTTGGCTCGTATAAACTGAGCCCTTGAAATATGTTCAAGACCAGCTTCTTTGTCTAGCTGAGCTAAAACGTCTTCAGGGATTCGGACTGTAATTTCTTTCATTAAAGGTACTCGTTGTAAAAGGCACTACCGGGTCCATATTTGGACACAATCTCTGGAAACGCATCCAGAATCCTGGAGCGATTACGGGGATCAGCTAGCAGTGCCGCTTCAGCTAGCTTACTAAAGAACTCACCACCGTAATGATGAGCTGTCTTGATGCTGGCGCGGGTTTGTTTTTCTGTCACAGCTCGATAAATAACAGTGGTACCGTAGCACATTATAGTTTTCCCCGCAATTGCAGGCTTTCCCAAAAAACATCCCAGGCTAATTCTGGGTGACTTACAAAATATTCTTCGTACTCGATTTTGGGGTTCTCGGTAAGCCGACAAGCAAGTGGTGGGTCCCCTAAAGACTCGTTTAAAAGACTCCACCATTCTTTGATGGATGTTCTCCGAGCAACGCTGTTCGGCTTGCCCGGAAACGCATCCCAATTCATCTGTTCTCCCTGAAGGTGGTAATCCTTCGGGCGTTCAGCTTTTCGTTTCATCTGCCCCATATTTTGTTGGCGTTAAGCATGAGCTGGTGCAAATCCTCTGGAGATCGCCTCGCGGGGGGATATTGATCTGAGTGTCCCACTGAGGCAGATCCCTTCGTATCACTAGGTTTAGCAGTGGGACACTTTACTGTTTTCGTGGGGGCTGTCCCACTGGTCTTTGATGAGTGGGACACCTTCTCCGTTTTTTGCGCTTGTCCCACTGCTTGTCCCACTGCAGAATCCGCTCCAGTATTGGGTTTAGGTGTAAGTGGGACACTTTTCTCAACCTCTCCGCGCACGCGTGTGTGTGGGGGTTGTTCAATAATCGCCTTGTAAAGCAGTGGAGCGCCCCCACCTTTGCCCTTAATCACCACCCCTTCTGAAGTTTCGATCAGCCCACGCTTAACCCAACGCTGGAGCGACTTCCGTATAGCCGCGACATTGCCACCAACAATTGGATCCGAGTCCAACTCTGTTCTGCTGATGGATCGTGGGTAGATGGAGCGCACCCGAGCCAAGACCCGATCACTGATCCCACTGGGTGATGTGTTGGTGCTGTCAATTTCAGCGGTGAAGTCTGAGATGGAGAAAGTCAGGTCAGATTCCTGCTTCATGATCAGAGCTGTTCCGCTACGCCCGCTGCGACTCTTCTCAACGCTGATGATCCGGCTGTGGGGCGTAGTGGCATCGTTGCTCTCTAACTGCTTGTCAGTCGGTTCAGACAGCCTCCAAGTCTCTGTAACGGCGTCTCTGATGGCGGTAGTACCTCTAAAGCCGCCCTGCTTGTTTGCGTGGTGAATGATCAGGATCGTGGTCGCCGGGAATAAAACCCCGTTGTTCCGCGTCAGCCAATAGAGCGGCGTAGCAAAATCCGACTTGTTTTCATCAAAGGCACGTCCGCCAGAACAACCAATCAAGGAGTCAACGATGACCATCTTTGGCTTGCGCTCTTTCATCAGAGCCTGGAACTGGGCGTAATACTGCAAATTCCAGTTGTTATGGATCATCACGTCAGGCGTGCGAGGAAACTCAACCTCATCAAGCTGACTATCCAAATCATCCAAAGGCTGGTCACCATTCAAGATCAAACAGCCACCTTTTTGCACTGGAACGTGCTTACCCCGAACGACAAAAGGTGTTCCATTTACAACGTGCTTAGCCAGCGTCCAAGCAGCAGTTGATTTTCCTTTACCGCCTTCGGCATATATGAGAACTACAGCAGGCTTAGCAAGAACATCAGGAATTAAAAACTCACGTCCAGTTATCTTTCCTTTTAATTTATCCAATGTAAAAGATCCTTCGTCTTGTTCAAATCCTATATGGTCAGCATAAACCTGCTCAAGTTTTGCCTGATCCCTATACTTACACTCTTGAGCAATTCTATTAGCTTCAAAGTTACGTTTACCTGGGTTCGATATTTTCATAGCCTCACCCATCTGCTTCATCGCTTCTTCAAATGAAAGCGTTGCATCTCTGAAACTTATTGGTGTCTGATCGATTTCAGCCACCACCGATGCAAGATTGTCCCTTTGAAATCGGGCACGCTTTGGGTCGTAGTGGTCTGCGTAACTTATGAGGCTGCCAAAGCTCAGTCCACCATTGGACTTAAACCCAGCTTCCCAACGCTTGAGGCATGGGTCGTCGTTCTCCCAGTCCTCTCTATATTCTTCATCCTGTAAAGACCATTCCCGCCAAATATTTAAACCATCCTCATTAGGTAACTCTGAATGAAGCATGGCTCCAATACGCCACCAAGTATCTTCAGATCCGCGTCCCTCGGGCTGAATTACGGATAAACAAGACTTTGCAATAGCAATAAGCTCTTCCCTGGAACGTGACGCATACCTAAAATCTTTTAAAGTTCTACCTTCAATTTTTTCATTATGTTCTCTAAAAGACTCCTGCATTTCTGCTAAAAGCCAACCAGGAATCTCTGGAATAACATTAATATCACCTTTAAAAACATATTCCCCGCCTTTTGGGTACGCACCGCTAATTACACCCTGCTTGCCCCACAAAACTTCCCAACCAGCGTTGGTTTGAGAAAGCACTAGACCTCTGACTTCATGCCAGTTCTTCTCTGGGATACGAAACAGATATTTGGCAGCATTTTTCTTAGGTGAAATAACAACTGGAACGTCCTTAAAAGTCGTGCCCCACTTCTTTTTCAGTATTGAGAGGTTGGCGTCAACATCAAGAATTACGAGCCCATCACTGCATGGCCCTGTATAGACACCGATCGCTTTAAAAACGTCAGGCTGTTGTTCGATATATCGGGCAGCCGCGTAAGGCCGCACAATCCTGTGTGGTTCGGTGCCAGCCTTGTTAAGCGGAGACTTGCCACAAGCTGGGTGGCCTGTTTTTGGCAGTGGGACGCCCTTTGCGTAGATAGGCCCAGTAGCCCAATTTTCAGGCAAAGAGCGGACAAATTTGACGAGATCCATTTGCTACAGTGACGTGGTTAGTAGTTCAACAGTGACCTCCAGAGGCTTCTCCGGCCCTGGAGGTTTTTTCATTCTACAACAGTTGACACCCGCTGTCAGTGTGCTACCTTTTTAGAGCACCGGGCAATCAGCCCTCAGCATCTACAAAATGCCATTTCTTTCCAAAAAAGCCTCATCTGCAGTAGCAGGCAGCGGCGACCGTCCTTATCTAAATCCTTCCAAAATTCCTTCCGGCGAGACTGTTCGCTTTGTTCTGCTTAACGACCAACCCATTGAGTTCTACGAGGTCTGGGGTTTATCTACAGACGGCGAAGAAAAAAAGAAGGCGTTCCGTTTTGTGCAAGATCCCACTTCAGAAGAAATTGAAGCTGAAATGGGCGACAATTTTGAACGCCGCGTAGGTTTTGATGGCGAAACTGTTGAGCCAGCTAAAATGGCTGTTGCTGCTCCGGTTTACAACTACACGACCGCAAGAGTTGAAGTAATGCAAATTACTCAGAAGAGCATCCTTCGTGAGTTGGATGGCATCTCCCAAATGGAGGATTACTCCAATCTGCTAGAGCACGACTTTGTTCTTGGCAAAGAAGGCTCAGGCAAAGGGAGTGAGTACAGCTTGCGTCCTGTCCCACAAAAGAAAGGCAGTGAAAAGACAACCAAAGCTGCCTGGGACGACGTCTTAGAAGCTGGTTTCGACATTGATCGAATGCTGGATGACGGCAATCCGTTCAGTGCTGAGTAAAACAGCATGTTTCAGGGGCTTAACCGCCCCTTTTTTATTGCATACAATGAATCAGCTTTATCCCTTCAATGCCTGATCGTCACTACGAAAAACCTTTACCAGAGACGATCACCACAATCTTGGAAGACGGCAGAGTTTCAATTTCAGTAGGAAATATCACCGGAATTGTTAGTTCAATGCACTTGATAGAACCCAAAGCTCATCAGCTACAAAAAGCTTGGCTCAAGAATCAGATGGATTTGGTAGATGCAAGCAACTGATTCCCAAAATGCACTAGCTGGTTTACGCCGCTGGACCCTGGAGCGTGATGACTCTGGTCCGCACCGTGTGTATCGCGATGAGTCTGGTGTGTCTTACGCCTCAGTGACACACATCCTGAAAGAAACCTCACCCCAATGGCAGAAAGATGCACTCGACCGCTGGCTGGAACGCCCAACTGCTCCCATGGAGCGTGACATTGCTTGCCAGCGTGGCACTTTGGCGCACAATCACGCGGAATATGTCCTCAAGACGGCAGCAAAGCTGGCGCGACAGTCTGCAAACAAGCGAGGTAGCTGGAGGGCTGGAGATGACGGCCTGGAACGTGCCCCTAAAGGAATCACTAGCTGGGCAATCGAAAAAGCCATTCAAGGGGCTCCTAGGGTCTCCTGGAGTGCCTCTGGGTACGCCCGAGGTCTACGGTCTTGGATCGGAGAGAACGTAACGGCTATCCATGCCATCGAGTTCTCCATTCATGACCCACGAGGCTGGGCTGGAACGGCTGACGCCCTTATCGACCTAGATGGAAAACTCTGCATCGCTGATTGGAAGACCAGCGTTAATGCCCGTAGTGAAGAAATGTTGTCAAACTACATCTGCCAGACCGGAGCATATTCTCTGGGATTGCAGCACCTGACCGGGCTTAAGCCTAAGTGTGGAGCGGTTGTAGTAGCTCGGCGCAGCGGAGCACCACAGGTCCGGTTGCTCAGTGAGTTAGAATTACGCGGGGCGGAGTGTCAATGGTTAGAGAGAATGAGCCTTTATACGGCCCAGCAAGCCCTAAAGAACTAAGTAGAGCATTGGAATGTCTCTATACGGGACAGATGAACGTGGCTATACAAGCCAGGGCATTAAGGATGTCCCTGGAACGTTTAAAGCAGCTGTTCAACGCCTACGTGGCAGAACGCCCCATCGATATAAACGATGAGGAGGTATTTTCTGCCGGTCTACAATTAACGTGGCCATTCGCTTAACCCTGGAACGTAACAAAGAATTGATCTGGTCTGCCATTCATGGTTACTTCATCTTGCCAGGTCAATCCAATGCAAGTGTCATTGAGTAGGCACTTAATCAAAAACTCATCTATCTGTGGAGCGTATGTAACAACGTAGGCTTCACTTGCCCAGTGGACTGTTTTTCCGGCCATTACAGCGGCTTTGATTTCAGCGAGGTTCATTGTTGATGACCGTGGGTTTGGATGTACTGGTGGATTTTGGTTTGGAGCTTCACTAGCTCCCTGGAACGTGCAGAGTCAGCCCACCCACTTTTCTCGAAGATCGCAAACTCCCAATAAAGGGAGTCAGCGAGTAGGTGTAATTCCTGGATCGTAAATCGATTCATTTTCATGAGACAAAATCTCAAACTGTTTGAGACATACCACCCATGCGGGCGAGTCTTTCGTATTCACGGACTAAGCGTGCATAATCTTGAACGTTGCCACCTTTAAAGGCAGTGATTAACAGTTGGCGCGTCATTCGCATGAGCGCATCGCGGTCTTCGTAGGAAATCCCTGGAACGGAATCCGCATCGATGCCCGCATCCTCAGCAAAGCGTTGAATGTCGGCTGATTCGCAGTCCCGATATGCTGTCGCTCTGCTGAGCGCGTAATCCCGTTGGAGTGTTGCAGCAACGTCCGCACGCTTTAAACCCATATCTAGAAGGCGCTTTGCTTCCTCTATTTGTGCGTCTCTTTCTTGATTGGTGCGCTTCATTCTGCGATCTCCCACTGAACGTCGTCTAGGTAAACCGTGACGGTTGCAACGCAGTGAGCTGGCCCGAACTGAGCAGGTTCCGCGATGTCTGGCGGAAACATAACTGCTGGAACGGTTTGCACCATGTCGCCAATGATGGCGCTGACTCGTAGCTCGATCTCTCCGGTGTGGTGCGATCGGATCACCTCCACATCTTCGATTCTGAGAATGTCCTGGTCCATCGGTTGAATCCGTTGCTTACTCTGCTACAGTAGCATCAGTTCAACCAACACCGCAACATGCAAGCAACCCTGGAACAAGTCCAAGCTCGAAACCAGTTCAACGCTTTTTGCAACCTTACTGAAGGTCACCTCGTCCGTTTACTCAATGATTGGCAGGATCAGAAGGTGTGGAA